TAGTGTCGTATGGCCTACGAAACCAGAATAAATAAAAGAGATTAATAGGAAAGAAAACGCATGGCACTGAGTAAAATTCAAACTGAAGAAATGTTGGATACTCCAATTGTCGGTAGACGGAATCACATCATCAATGGTGCCATGGTTATTGACCAAAGAAACGATGGTAGCACTGTAACAGCACATAACTCTTACCCAGTAGATAGATTTCGCATTAGTGAAGTTACAACCACTGGAACATTTGAAGCATCACGCTCTACAGAAGCACCTGATGATTTTACTAACTCTTTATTGTTTAAAGTCAAAACTACAGACACAGACATAGGCGCAGAGTATGCCGGTATTCGTCATAAAGTAGAAGGTTATAACATGGCTCACTTAAACTTTGGAACAAGTGCGGCTAAGACTATTACTCTTTCGTTTTATGTTAAGTTTAGTGTTACTGGCACATATGGTGGTGCAATAGGTAATGGTTCAAACAGAACATACCCATTCAGTTACACTGTAAACACAGCCGACACTTGGGAAAGAAAAACAATAACAATAGAAGGTTCAACCTCTGGCACTTTTGCTTCTGACAATACTACGGGCTTTGAAATGTGGTTACTGGCCATAGGCGGCACTACCTATGGTAATGAAGCGGCAGGTGCTTGGGTAGATAGTTACGAAATATCTCCAACTGGTGTAACTAACTTTTACGCAACTGATGAAAGCACCTACTACATCACAGGCGTCCAATTAGAAGTTGGCGACACAGCCACTCCATTCGAGCATCGCTCACACGGAGAGGAACTTGCGCTTTGTCAACGCTACTACAGAGAAGACGAATTCAATGTTCAGGGGTATCCTGGCACATCTGGATATGCACACTGTCAATTAAACTGGGCCCCTATGAGGGCTGCGCCTTCGGCAACTATTACAGACGGCAGCACGAGTGGGAAATCTAGTGTCGCCACCGCCGCTTACAATATTGCTACAACTGGTTGTCGAGTGGAGAATCAAGCATCTGGTAATGGAAGATTGCACAATCTTGGCGGTGATATCAAACTTGCCTCTGAACTATAAGGAATTATAATTATGAACATTACATCTGCACAATATGTTGCACCTTCACATGATAGTTCTATTAATGATCACATTATTGCAGTTATAGACGGTGTTGAAATGCGTATCCCCCTTGACCCATCCAACATCCATTATGCCGAAATTCAGCGTCAAGTTGCTGATGGCGATTTGACCATTGCAGACGCAGACTAAATATGATGAAGACAGGAATTAAATAAGATGCCATTTATCGGAAAACAACCACAGACAGGTGCATACTCTAAGTTAGACGCAATCACGACTAGTGCAACTGCGACTTATAACCTAACTTTAGATAGTAGTGCATACTATCCTCAGAGTGCGAATCACTTGCTGGTTTCACTCAACGGTGTTATGCAGGCTCCACAAGACTCATTCACAGTCAGTGGTTCACAGATTACATTCGCATCAGCACTGACAAGTTCTGATAACATCGACTTCATCATGGCACTTGGTGATACACTAGACATTGGTGTTCCAAGTGCTGGAAGTGTAAACACAAGTCAACTTGCAAATGATGCTGTAACAACTGCGAAACTAGATTCAACTCTAGACTTGAGTGGTAAGACTGTTACTTACGGTTTGACTGATTCAGATATGCCTGCTGGTTCTGTGTTGCAAGTAGTATCAACTGTAAAAAGCACATCCTTTTCTACCACAAACAATACTGATGATGATATTACTGGATTTTCAGCAACTCTGACTCCATCTAGTTCATCTAGTAAAATATTAGTTTTAGTAAGTGCTCAAGTCCGAGCATTAAAGACCTCTGGTTCTGGAAATAACTTTGTAAATTTTGGTGTTAAAAGAAGTTCGCCTAGTGCAACTACTTTGTTAGATGGTTATGCAATTTCTGGTGATAATGGCGACTCTTTAGATCACCGTGATTCTGTTGCCTTTAATTACCTTGATTCGCCAGCAACAACTTCGGCAGTGACATATCAATGCACTTTAAGAGCACAATTTACAGCAACTGCTTATGTGAACTCTACTACAAGTCCATCTACGATTACATTAATGGAGATAGCAGGATGATAAGACACTTAGCAATTTATCAAACACATTCTAATGTGAAAAGTATTGATGGAGATGATGCCTTTGATGCAGATGGAAACATTGTTGCATTAGATGAATCTGCCGTTACATCAAAACAAACAGAATTAGAAAATGCAGAACCTCTAAATCTTCTTCGTGCAGAAAGAAACAAGAAACTCGCAGAAACAGATTGGGAAATCGTAATGCACAAAGAGAAGGGAACAAACATCCCTACTGCATTGAAAACATACAGACAGTCACTCAGAGATATTACAGATACCTACACATCATTGGATGATGTTGTTTGGCCGGAGAAACCATAATGGCATTGATTAAGTTAAACAATCGTTCTTCAGAAGATAATGCGATTCACGGTAAACGCAACATCCTAATTAATGGTGCAATGGAAGTGGCCCAAAGAGGCAATAGTGCAACTGGCAAAACTACAGGCGGTTACTATACTGTTGATATGTTTAGAACAGACCAAAATGGTTGCACAGTATCATACAGTCAGGTTGCATTGTCTTCTTCAGATGACCCCTTTTCTTATGGAATTGGTTCTACTTGGAAAGTAGAAGTAACGACTGCTGCTAGTAGTGATGCTGGCACCATGAGAATGGATACAAGAGTAGAAGCACAAAATCTAAGAAAGTCTGGTTGGGATTATACTAGTTCCTCTAGTTATGTAACATTTTCTTGTTGGTGCAAGTCAAGCCTGGCTGGAACATATTACATTGGATTTAGAACAGATGATGGAACTGCAAAACAGTATACACAATCGTTTACTTTAGTTGCAGATACTTGGAAAAAGATAACTATGACTATTCCAGGCGATAGTGGGTTGACATTTAATGATGATACTGGAATGGGTGCGTTAATCGCTATTCATGTAGACGAAAGAACTGCACAGAGCGATTCTGGACACACTTTGGATGGTTGGCAAACTTATAGTTCCACTAGCAGGACTCCTGATTTTAGTCAAGATTGGAGTGAGACACTAAATGCCACATTCTTTACTACTGGATGGCAACTTGAACTTGGCGACACAGCCTCTCCATTCGAGCACCGTTCATACGGAGAAGAGCTTTCTCTCTGTCAAAGATACTATGAAAAATTTGGCCAAGGTTGGTGGGCAAGATTTGAGTCTGGTTCTAACCTTGTTGTAAATGGTCAGTTCAAAGTTGAAAAGAGGGTTGCCCCAACTATTAGTTTGCCTGTTGGTGATGATATTAGACTTTATGAGTGGGGGGTTGCAGATAGAGATGCTACACCAACCTTAAGCTCTACAGCAATGGCTGTAAACGGTGGACACTTCAAATTAAGTGGATTTTCTGGAGGTTCTACTGGTGAGATTTGGGGCGTGGGTGGAACACCAGATTCTATAACAGAACACCCTTTTGAAGCAAAGGCGGAGTTATAAAAAAAATGGAAAATATGAATATTACATCAGCACAATATAGTGAAGGTGATGAAAGTATCATCGCAACAATTGAAGGTAAACAATATGCAGTTCCATGTGTTGTGGGGAATAGAGAATATGATGAAATCATGCGCCAAGTGGCTGATGGCGATTTGACCATTGCAGACGCAGAATAAATAAAGAGAAACACAGGAAGAGACTTAGATGCCAATTTCAAAGATTAAAGGTAACGCAATCAACGATGATGCGATTAACTCTGACCGTATTGCCGACAATATTGAGTTTTCTGGAACTGAAGCAATTCGTGTTGTTCAGGGAACAACTGCACAGAGGGCATCTGCACAGGCTGGTGATATTCGATTTAATACTACTTTGAATCTGATGGAGTATTATGATGGGACAAATTGGAAATCTATTGATAGTCCCCCATCAATTACAAATGTAGACTATCCAGGCGATGACACAGCAGCAATTCCCGCTGGTGGACAGAGCATTACTCTAACTGGTGATAACTTTGCAACAACTGGTTCTGTTACTGTAGAGGTAGACGGTGTTGCGGCAACTTCTGTTTCTGTTGCAAGTGCAACATCTTTAACCTTCACATCTCCTGCTGGAACGGCTGGTGATGTTACAGTAGAAGTTATTAACCCATCAGGTCTTTCTGGAAGAAGCACATTTTCATATTCTGGTTCTCCAGTTTGGAATACTGCGGCCGATACAATCCTTGAGGAGTTATTTGAAGGGGATACAGTAAATAATACAACTCTTGCTGCAACAGATGACGGTTCGGAAACTGGTGTAACATATGCATTGACAACTGGTTCGCTTCCAACTGGACTTACTTTGGACACTTCAAATTCACACATTACTGGAACATTTGATGGTAGTGGTATTACTGCTTTTACAACATATACATTTACAATTACGGCGACTGATGATGATAATCAGTCAACAGCAAGACAGTTCAAAATGACTGGTTCACCTAACTACTTCGGTGACGGTTCAGACGGTGACTTAAACACTTAACAGGATATAATAGAAATGGCAAATGTAACATATACAGTTCCAAATAAGAACGGTTCATATGATGGAGATATGGTTATCAAAGAGTATAACTCGGTAACAATTAACTCTGGAGATACTGTGACAGTAGATCAACCTTGTCGTGGACTCTTTATTTACTGTAGAGGTGATATGACAATTGACGGAACTCTTTCTATGACTGATAGGGGTGCAGCCGCAAACCCTGCTAGTTCTGGTGGTTCAGATAACAACGCTGTTGGAACAAATGGACTCCAGTATGGTTTCTTTGATGGTTCTTCAACAGACACACTCACAATGAATGGAACAACATTCAATGGTTGTGGAACTGCTGTAAGAACTGCGATTGCGAATGCAAATAATGGGGCTGGAACTGGATTCAAAGTCCATTCAATTCCTAGAACAACTAGTAATGGTTCTTCTAGACCATCTGTTTCCTCTAATAGCGATAAAGAAACACCTGCCGATATTCGTGGTGGGAATGGTTCTTCTAGTGGTGCAAAATTTGGTGGCGGCGGTGCTGGTGGCCAGGCATACGAGACTTATAACGGACAAGGTGGTGCAGGCGGGAACTCTACTTGCTTCTCTGGTGGTTCAGGTGGCGGCGGTGCTGCTGGTGGTGGTGCAGCAGATAGTGGACACAGAGGGGGTAATGCCAGTAACACTGGTGGTGCTGGTGGTGACGGTGGTGACCATAATGAGAACGGCGCTCGACCATCTGGAACAGGTGGTGCTGGTAATCCAGGCGGCGCAAATGGGGTAGGTGTTGGTGGTTCTGCTGGCGATAGCGGCAATGGTGGTTTAATTATTCTTGTTGTTGGTGGAGATTTGACAATCGGTTCTTCTGGGAAAATTATTGCAAATGGTTCTGATGGTGGTGATTCAACTGGAACTGGTGATAACTCTTCAACAGGTGGTGGTTCTGGTGGCGGACACATCGTGATTATATGCAAAGGCACTGTGACTGCAAATAGTTCTACAATCTCAGCTGGACATTATGTTGGGAACGCTGGGTCTACTGTCGGTAGTGCCGGAACTTATGGAGAACAGGATTACAACATTACTGCATGGGGTGGTAAAGGTGGAACTGGAGATACAAGTGGCGATATTCCAGTTCAAAATATGTATACAGGAACAACTTTAACACGACAAGGTGGAGCAGGCGGTAAAGGACTAATCTCTATTTACTCAGCTGCATAAAAATCAAAACCCTCAGAAGAGGGTTTTCTTTCACATCTAATACACAATCCTTATAAATAGAAGAAGAAGGAGACTGTGTTCGATGGCCACAATATCAAATATTTTTATAAATCAAGGTGCAAACTTTACTACCACTGTGACAATCAGTGACAGTGATGGAGATGCACTTGACTTGACAAGTTATACTGCACTTGCACAACTTCGTAAGACATACGAATCAACAACTGCAACTGACTTCACTTCGACTTTCGATGCCGATAGAACTACAGGCAAAATCACAATCTCATTAACTGATACTCAAACTTCTGGCCTTGACGCTGGACGGTATGTTTATGACTTGCTCATAACTGATGCGTCTAGTGTAAAGACTAGAGTTGTTGAAGGTATCGCAACTGTTAATCCAAGTGTATCTAGGAGTTAATTAGTATGGCAATCAAAGCGTCAATCACTAATTCAAGAACAGTAGTGGGTTCAGTCTCACAGGGGAATCAACCCCAAGTAACTCGTGTTACAGTGCCGGGCCCAAAGGGGGATTCTGGTGCAACTGGTGGTAAACTTGTTGAACTTGCAGATGTTGATGCATCATCTGTCCAAGACGGAGCAATGATTCAATATGATGCAGACACAGAGAAGTTTGCAATTACCAACAGAATTGAAACCGACTCGGGCGAGATTCGTCTGAACGGTGGAACATTTTAACTTAACAAAGGTAGAAAACAATGGCAACAATTATTCAGGTAAAACGCACCACTACAGCCAATCTGCCGTCTACTCTAGAGCAGGGTGAACTCGCTTACATTTATGATACTTCCTCTACTGATACAGACGCTGGTGGTAACGGTGGAAGGTTATTCATAGG